GCACGCTTACCAATCTTATCCCTTTCAACCGCGCCTGTAGTCATCCATACGGTCTTTAATGCACCAATTTCATCTGCAAGTAGATTAAAGGTATTATTTGGATTCTGCATATCCTTACCGCTGTGCTTACCCATACGTGCCTTCATAACAGTCGGATCAGAATAGCGTTGTTCTGGCTCGTCGCCTGGTTCTGCAGGTTGACGGAATAGATTTGGATCAACCTGTTGACCATCATCAGTAAAAGCAATAATCTGATAAGGTAATGTACTATCACCGGCTGGATTATATGTCTTATGCTTTCTGGCAAATTCTTTTGTCCTGTCATCAATGAATTTCTTGTATGGCTTAACACCGGCCACGCCATTTGCTGCCGAAACAACAACAAAATTATCTGGATGAGCCTTGAATTCTTTCCATAGCATTCTTTCGCTAAATGGTGCTGGCTCCAGATTAGCATCATTACTGAGTTGATGCTTTTTGTGTAGCCATTGAACAAGCTTCTGGCCGCCCTGCTGCTTACCGATCAACTTACTTAGTGTGCTTTCTTTGATAAACGCCTCGTCAATCTCCTCGTCCCACTTCATCTGCTCTAGCAGGGTTGGTTTTAGCATTGATTCACGTAATCTGGGCATATTGCCTCGTGGGCCTGCGACCTGTGCTTGTCCTTGCTGCGGACCACCTAATCTTGCATCTGTATCCGGATAAGCATAGATGTATTGTCCCATTGGATCTCTTACAAGTTGGAATCTAACTCCATTTGCTCTATATTCCTTAACGTCTGGAGTATATCCGGGAATTGCTTCGCCGTGGCTAACATTTACTTCGCCGAGGTCTTCTGCATTGTCTCTCAACCATCCAGCTACAGCACGCATTTCTGCATCTGTGTTTGGTCCTTGACCGTTTACGTTAGCAAGTGTCTGGATATTTTCTAGCGGTGTTGATGTAAACATACTAAACATCTGACGACCCATACCGCGTGTATTGCGTTGTGAATATCCTGGTAGATTATTAACTGTATGCCACTCTGGTGTTTGCATTCCAGATGCCTGCATTGCGTTGCTAATAACTGCTGGCACATCTGCTGCTGTTCTTAATGCTACCGCATTATCAGCCATGCCAGGACCTGCATCAACATCTGCCTCACCTGCGCCGGCCATTGGGTCGATACGATTCATTAAATCACGCATTGTATTTGTAGGAGTAATCGCACCTACTCTACGTTGAGTATCTGCACGTGATGCTATTGGAAGATGCATCGGCTGTTCATCCCCGACTACCTCGCCGTCATCTGTGTCAATTGTTGCTGGAAGATCAGCATGACGTGGATTTAGAATATCATCGATATCATCGAGACCATGATGATGTGTTTGTTTTGTCATGGTTGGTTTTGCTTCACTAACATCACCCATAACTCTATCATAGCAAGCCTTCATTTCCTCTGGACTGTATGCCATCAATTCTTCTTCTGAATAATGACGATCGTCTTTACTAAAACCCATGTTTTGAATATTCATTATTTGCTGAGACATTTCTTGCTTATGCATATCCTCTTCGTGATCGCCATGTCCCACATCACCGGGAGTCCAATCCTTATCTTCATCACCAAATTGTGAAGTTGAAACGTCGTCGTGTTCTGGATTATACCAGTTGCCTTCGTCGACCTCCGGAGTATCACCAAAGGAATGCTTATCAATATATCGACCGGCCTTACCGTAATCTGCTGGATTAGCACCATCTGGTAATTCTTCGTCCAAATTATCATCGCCGTAAGTCATTGGGGAATTCTGTCCACCAGTTTTTCTAAATTCTGTCTTATGAACAATATCGCCAAGCTTTACGCCCTTTCCGGACTTTGGCTTCTCGACGAATTCATTATCTTCTTCATCAACCTTATTTCCTAATTCGGGCCCACTGCAGGCTGCGCAGCCCTTGCCATCGCATTTTGGGCAACCGATGTGATCATATTCGTGATCATGTGCGGAAGCAATAGGGTCCACTTCAGGGAAACAGACTGGGCAATCCCATGCACCACAACCACATTTATCAGTATTAGGCATTGATTCTGCAAGTTCGGGTTTGCCCTCACTCTTAAGTGCTTCTTCAACAGCTGACATCCATTTTGAAAATTCATCTCTTTGATCCATTTCCGGTTCCTCTATTTTTACATTCTTGGAGCCCATTGACATTGGTGACAAATTGCCATCATTGTCCATCTCTCCGAAATTATCTTTTGCGTTTTGTTCTAGAACTGAACCAACATTTTCTGTCGGAACCACAATTTCCTTATCATCAAAACTAATAATACATTCCTGACCACTTGTGCTATAAGCAACGAAAATGCCTATTCCTGGACCGATAACAGAACCATAGACATCTGCAATCTTAACCATATCGCCTGCACGAAATTCTGGCTTGTCGTTCATTGTTCCCGGTGTATCGGGATTAGTGCTCATATGAAACCAATCATTACCTTTTTGATATCCATCTTCGTAATCACGTTCTGGGAGACTAAATTCGTCTTGGCTTAATTCTCTAGCAATACCCTTGATATCAACCATAGCGCCATTTGGTGTGCTACTCATGTATCTTGCAGTACCACCACCAACGCTCGGATTCACCATTACAGTAGCATCTTTCTTAATAAGTGCATGTTTTGGATCCTGGTTTGGGAAAATTGCCGGAATGCTTTCCATAATCTTTAACCATTTTCTAATTTCTGACATCGGAAGTCCCTTGTTATTCAATATTGTATTTATCAAGGTCTGCGGAGTTTCTGGCCATTAAAAAAGGGAGCCGGTGCTCCCTTTGAAGATCTGTTCTTATTTTTATTTCTTCAGCTCGTTTGGAATAATTTCTTGTAAGCGCCAGTGCTTGTCGGTTTGCACATGATTTTTCCTTACAAATTTAGCAACAGAAGTTTTGAATGCTTCATAGGTGAAAGAGTCGGCGAGGCGAATTACATAACCCTCGTCTTTACCGTCCAATAAAGATTTTTCCAATGCTGATATTTTCTTCTCATCCCATATGTCATCATAAATGACTTCAACAGGCATAATTCCAAGAAAATCAAAATATTGTAATGTATCATCCCAGCTTAAACAGATATTCATCTCATTCCACACGGAAAAACCAAGGAAATAAGACGGTAGGTCTGTGTAATGTATAGAGTGCTTTGCCCACAAATTTTCGCCACAAATACGCCAATCTTGCGGTATGTCATAGGCAATAGTGGACCAGAACTGCTTAACCCAATCTCGATCGGGGCCGCCGCGTGAGTCCAAACTACGAGCATGAATCCCGTGTCTGTACATGGATGTATTCTCACCATCCACTTTTTTAGTACCAATAACCCGTTGGCCAGCAAAAGACGAAAGGTCGGTTAGGACCTTATCATCATCGGATATTCCCAAGCTCCACGGCAAATGATATGTCCGTGGATACTTAATATTAGACATTTAAAATTTTCTTTCTATCGCCATGTTAATAACAACATAATCCCTAAACTCTTTCGTTGGTATGACATTAAACACTAGGGCATACGTATTGTCAATTGGAATCTTTACGGTGCCGGCGAGGAAGGGCATAAGAGATTTACCAGATTGTTCCTTATATCCGGTCGCTACACCAACAAATCCACCAAAATACCTATTATACATAAATTCTTTGCCGGCATAGGTAGATGTATTGAAGAAAGAATTCTTGTAAACGCCAATGGAATATCCATCATCGGATTTATAACCAATACCAAAGTTATTATTGTTCAAACCGCGTTTTGTTCCGGTATGAGAGGCATTGTCTTTATCAACCCATGTTTCAGTCACATCATGATTGCCATTTTTATGATGGGATTGTAAATGAAATACAAGCCCGTCGCAGAATGCCGGTGTTGAAACTGTAAATGCCGCAACAAACAAGAAATGCCTGATCATTTTATTTCCTTTGAAGAGTTAGCAACTGACTTATCCGACCTACGCTCCGCAAATCGCGGAAGAAACAAACTATCCACATCTCGTTGTTGACTGGTGATTCTTTCGTTGTAAAGGACGGTAACAATACTACCTATCCAGTCGCCAATATCCCGTGTGATCTCTAAGCGAAGTGCATCAGAGAAGCCACTAATCGAGACCTCTACCTTACGATCACTGGACGCACAAATCAAACTACCGATTTGACCTACGAATTTTCCTTCGCCGGGGTTGTATCCAATAACTTCTAAGTCAGCATCTTTTTCGGCCTTGAATTTAACCAGATGCTTGCTGCGAGTATCTTCCCAGAGACCGCAATAGTTCTTCAGGATAGTGCCTTCCTCGCCAGCTGCCAGCAATTCCTCAAAATGAGCGACAGCTTCGGGGAGGTTGTTGACTACCTTGGACGGAATCATCCAGAATGCTGATACACTCAAACTCTTTACTGCCGAATCCAGTATACCAAATCTCTTATCGTATGTGAGCTTGGAAATACCCGCTCTGAATTCACTTGCGGGAATAATATCCCAAATTTGAGCTCGAACCATCTTAGCTTCTTCGGGGCTAATTGTTCCTTTAATGGCTTTATTGATGATACCATTGCCAATTTTTCGTGATAGGAGATTGCCGTTATCATCAACGACCACCAATTCGCCATCAATCACAACAGGTGCAGAGAAACAAGTTCCAAGTTGAACAAGTTCCGGCTCCATGTATCCAAGCAGATCGATTGCACGGCCACTGCGACCACAGATAGAAACCTTATTACCGTCGATGTGGAAATTTACACGGAGACCATCGGCCTTCAATTGACTAATAGCAGGATAGGTAATGTTCTTGATGTTCTTGTCGTCATAGGGACGAGCAAGCAAACAGGGATAGCTAGGGATGAATTTGTCAATTACCCGATTTACCGTACCATCGCCCGCACCACAACGAAGGTCTTTACCAATAATACGCTCAATAACAATAGCATCATTACTGGAAAGGCTACTAAGCACATGACGAAGATGCTCAATGCCCGCATGGCCGGTGAGTTGTCTAGACGACAACTTCTCAAGTTCACCCAACGCCCAGTCTAGGGTCTGGTGCGTTTCGCCGGCTGCAAGGAATTTAAATGTGTAATCAGGGATTTTCCTGATATAAAAATTGATATAGGGATCAAGCGCCAATGTAAGAACACGAAGGAAGACTTGATTTCCTTTGTATTTCTTAATGACGGACTCTTTGTGTGTACGCTTCGAATCCGATTCAATCTCTTCGAGAATTTGCAGAATCATAATTTCCCCTGTATGCCACTATTGTAATGGCCTACGGGTTCAGTGTCAATTGGTATTTTGTGATGTAGAATTAAGCTCTTGCTCAATTATATAAGTTGCCATCTCTGGAAATAATGTTAGATACACTCTTTCGTGGTGTGTCTCGCAATAAGATTTTCCAAAAATAGTTGGATGCCGGCATTGTTCACCTTCTCCTATCCACGCACAGGTACTTCTTTTTTTTGATTCTTTCATAATCTCTTAATCTGGTGCCCCATGGTGAAACACTTCAAACCACCGACCTATTGGTTAAGTGCCAATTGCTCTCTATAGTGTAACTAGGACAACATTGAGCCGGCGCCGCCGCCTTATGTCTATAGGCCGTTCATTTTTCTGAGCTAATAGGGCAATGCAATTGTAACAGATTTATTCTAATTCTTCAAGATGTTCGAGGATGATTTTATCATATCCGTTTTGGATGGCAAATTCAATAATCTCTGATAGAATAACTTCTTCTTTGGTAGTAGCATACCATAGGACCTTATACTGATCTACCTTATCACAACCAGAAAGTACGGCAATTGAATTTTCTAGGTAGGAAGAGATTGATCCAAAGTCTTCTGTAAATGTACCAAGTGCTGCTTCCAGTATTTGTGTATGAGGAATAACTTGGATAGTCTTAATCAATTTACCAGTTTGATCAGTAATAGTGTAATCTGAACCTAGTGACTCTATATTTGTAATTTTGAACATGTTATTCTCCCAATCGTTTGTTTACGATATTCCAATTTATAATTTGCCAAACATTCTTAAGATATTTTTCTTTATCTGCCTTATAATCTTCAAGATAGACATGTTCCCACATATCTATCAATAGAACTATATTACCAACATCCTTGTGATTTGCTATTGTCTTAATATTCCCCTTTGTATCAAGATATACCCAACCGCTTCCATGTATACCCATAGCTGATTCTATAAAAGCATCTTTGAATGCTTTATAGCTACCAAATTTATCATTAATAAGTGTCAGTGATGTACCAACCGGGTTATTTATGGAAATTGCTTCCTGAAATTGCTCAAAAAACAACGTATGGAGTTTTGCTCCAGCTATTTGAAATTCGCCATCGCCTGCAAGGGCGTTCTTTACGTAATTTCCATATAATGTGCCATAATGTAGATCCATTGCCTCTTTAGAAAAGACACCAGTAAGTTGGTTCACTGGAACCGGTAATTTTATTTTGTATACTTCATTCTCTGCTGATACTTTTTCAATCAGAGTCCGAAAGGAGGTCGGATCATTCATATTGTATTTATGGAAAATAGAGAAACTTAGATTTGTTATTATAAAATCGCTCTACACCAACCGTTCTATCAAGTATAGCTCTTTCAATTATATCATTGAGATAATTCTTAATCACTACATCGGCCTGACCGTCTGGAATTTCGTCTAATACCATATTTGACACCGATATTATTGCAGAGGTTGGTGGTTCTTGTACTAAAATGACAGGGAAGAAAGTTACATTTCCTTTACCAGACAATAGATCACGATAATCTACATTTATGGAATATATTTCACTTGCCGGCTGCACAAATAAAATAGAATGAAAATTCTTTCCATCGGAGTTTATAATACCCAAAAATTCCGACTTAGATTGATGGTGGGCATGTATTTTATTTTCATCAATGACATTTGACGAGCCCTTGCCAAATAATATGTGAACATAGGATGCATTATCGTGTGCGATTATGTTTCTATAAAAATACGATAATGCAGATACGTGGTTCTGATAAAATGTTCTAAGATTAAGGCTTGATGTAGGTTGCAATATATAATTTGTTACGGCATTAAGAGCACTGTAACTTTCGATTTCCTCTACAATCTCAACTTCAATACCGGCAGCTATCTCAACTACCACTACAGAATTATAAAAGGTTTCATAGTCTGCCTTATATTTTAGATATATGGGTTCATCTACTCCACCAACAATCCGAAACATGGTATGATTCTGACATATAAGATATGCCACCGTAGAAAATACATCGGGGTTATATAAACTTCGAGGATTACTATTTTGATCCTTATTTTCTAGAGAATTAGTTATTGTAATATTTGGATGATCGTACAGTTCCTGGCTAACCTGTACTTCATTCCCGGAAATGATGGCAATCAATCCCCGTAAACTTGCATCCACAATCATCTGTGCCTTATTGCCCTGAATAAAGAATCTTTGTTCGAAAAATGTATCCAGCCCTGTATTCTTATATTTCTCCTGTATAGCTGAATAATTCAGCTCTGGATAATATTTTCCTAAAAAGGCTCTGATGGGTATAAGATTATCTGACATCTATTTCCTGTATCTCTTACAGGATTATTTATGGTTATAATTCTTCAAAGGTAGCAGTAAGAGGAAATCCATTCGCTCTAGCGAAAGAGATAGTCTCTGCTGTCTTTTCTTCGGCGATCTCTCTTGTATATGGTGCGCCTGCAATGCCGTATTGAATAAGGTGAACAGATTTTGTGATTTCGATGGCTTCTTCCGTAGTTCTATGAAAGATTTGCACAAGGACAAGTATCACGAACTCAAATGTAGTGGTATCATCATTGTGGAGAAGAACCTTATACATCTTTGGAATCTGGACCTTAATGGTCTCGTCTATCTTTTCAATGATTTCGATTTCAACTGTCATATTCAAAATCCCCAGGAGGTAATTTGTTTATTTTACACTCCCGGGGCCCGTTTGTCAAGAAATATTACTTGATGGCGATACAAATGATAGACAGATGGATATGAACCAATAGCATTGCTATTGAATCTTCTTACTCGTTCTATTAGAGTGGTGTGAATCTAAAATTCTTTACCCACATATAACGAATAACATCAGGTGTCGCAAGACCACCCCAATTTATACTATTCGTACCCCAATGATTAAACATGAATGGTGCTGGTTCTGTTGGTACGACCTTTGTATGTGTACCAATTAGCACACCGTTTCTATAGAATTGAATTTTTCCCGGTGTCCAAACAAATTTATAATCGAAAAAGCCCTCGTGTGGTAGGGCGCCTGCTGGCGAAACATCCGTATGTTCGTTCGGCTTGGCTTCATTAATCCAGGTTGTAAGTTGAGTAGTACGATTTCGTTCGTTGCCCTCAACTTCAATATCAATTTCGGTAGCTGATGCAGTAAGATAATTGAAACACCCAGTAATGGATCCACTTACAGGAGTTCCTACAGCATCTGATGTTGCGGCTGTTGAACTTGCCCTTACAGAGTATTCATACGTGCCATATCCAAATTTTTCAATGGTAGCAATCTCACCACCCTTCGATGATATACCATACGACACGGTCGACTGTGTAAGCGTTAGGCACAATACACCATTAACAATTGTGACATTTTTGGCTAAAAATGTACCCTTGTGTGTTGCGTTGGCGCCGGGTGCTTGCCAAGTAGAGATGACCCATTTTGCCAAATCAACCTTACCAGAATCAAATCCATCAGTGAAGGTAGGTGCGGACGCGGGTGCTGGAGCAGGTGCTGGAGCAGGTGCAGGTGCTGGAACAGGTGCGGGTGCTGGAGCAGGTGCGGGTGCTGGAGCGGGTGCAGGAGCGGGTGCAGGAGCGGGTGCAGGTGCTTTTCTAAAAATTCTTCTATTCACCCAATCAATAATTTTTCTCATAATACTCTCCCTAAGTAGAGTATTTATT